TCCGTATCGCTATTTTTAAATACATAGGATGTCCAGTTTCCCGGTTCGCCCGATACGCGCTGAGGGGCAGACCATGATTTGACCTCCCCGTCGACAACGGTGCCGGTACACATCCATGTAGGACGTTGATCCGACATCGGGAGCGTCTCCGTAGTCCAACCTTCGGGCGGTATTTTAAGCTCCGTAGGTTTCGCCGGTTCGCTCTCCGATTTTTTGAATATGCTGACCGTTTCGAGCATCCCGTATCCGCCTAAGTATACCCACTCCTCGGCATCCTTGCCGGGCTCGGTCTTGGTGCCGTCGACCAGACAGCGCCAGTGCCCGTTGTTCCAATATACGTCGTCGTTGCGGTTGTATGTTTCCGTGGCGCTCCACACTCCGCGGTCTATGATCGTGGGCACCTCTTCGCCGCCGGGCGTGAATTGCTGGATGACGCCCGACATATAGATGTTGTTCAGGTATGCCGAATACCCCCTCATCTCTATTCCGAATATGGACAGGTTTGACAGGTCGCCATATTGCGCGGCGATATTGGACGCAGTGAACTCCCAATCGGAAACTCCCGTTAAATAACGCTGGTATGTCCGAGTTTCGTAGCGGGAGGTCTGCCGATCCTCATTCGAGAAGGAGCCATAGCCCACGAAGGTCATCGACGCCGCCGGATGATATTGGGTGGGGTAAGCTCCCGATACCGGGCGTAGTTGATACTTGAATGTCTTGTAAGTTGCAGTGTCCAGCTCTTCGGTGATGCGGAAATAGCAGGTAGCGAACCCGGCAAAGCGCCTGTTGCCACGGCCGTCGTCATAATCCGCGGTTGCATTCTCCGAAGTGTTCAAATTGTGGAAGATGCCCATACATATATCCCCGACCCGAGGACTTCCGATCTCGCCTTCTTCGAGCTTGAGGGTGATGGTTTGGGCCGTGGTGTCGACGCTTTCGATGATCCCGGCACTTGGAGCATACCACGTATCGCCCATGGATATTTCGACACGGTTGTAGCGGAGTTCCGGCACCTCCAGGAATCCCCGAAGTTTCAGGCTCTGCATCTCTGCGTTCCCTTTCTTGTCGATTATGCCGCCAAAGCCAGTCATGCCGGATGCGAACCCCCCGAACTGGGCACCGTCGTCAAAGGTCATTTTACCTTTGAATGTGTCCGGGAACTGTTTGTTAGCGAATTCCCATAGTGCACGCTTGGCGGAATAGGCATTGTAGTCTGCGGCGGCAGTGGAATCGTAGCGGGTGATAAGGTAGATTGAGGCTCCCGATTCGGTAACGCCTATGCGCTGTGCGTACAGGTTTGCCTTCACCTCCGATTCTATGTTGCCGATACGAGAATATGCCGTATTGTCGCCTACCGTATATGTGGCGATATATTCGTTATATAGTTTTTTTTCGTATCCCTGGATGCGTGATAATCGGCCGCTTTCTCCGAAGCGTGGATCCACAAGGCGAACCGCTTGCCCGGCATCGTAATTCTTCTTGTTTTCTTGGCAGTATACGGGATTAGTTTCGCAGTCGTATACGTCCGTGTCGCTGCTGTGTTTCGCGGCATATGATTCCCCGGCCTTCAAGAGCTCCTTTTCAGCCTCCTCGATCCTTTCTTTAGGTAGTTTTACGCCTGTTATGACAAACGTATCTCCAGGCTCGGGATGCAGGCTTTCGTTGGGGATGATAAGTTGGCTTTCACCGGATGATTCTACTTGCGCGATGATCTCGAACTTCTTATCAAATCCATCCTCCGGTTTCCACGTCTCTGGTTTGTAGTTTATACTTAGCTCAAAATCCCGCCCCATAAGACTGCCGCTCGTGAAGGTAGCACCTAGGGTTTCGCCTTTAATCATGTCCGAAGGCCGGAACGGCGTGTCTTTGCAGTACATGACATACGCCTTATCCGTTTGCCCTTCGATGATCTCCCGGTCTACGGTCTCAATGCTGGTGACAGTCTCCGTATTCTTGGGGTATATGTCATCGAAGAACACGACCTGCTCCACAATGTCGCTTCCCGAAAGACCAGGTATTGCGTCGATATACCGCTGTCCGTCCGGCAGGCGAAGCCGAATTTCAGATACATGATTCGTTTCACCTCCTTGCGGAGCTTGCCCATAGTCGCTTGTGAGATTGCGAGTAGAGCCAAAGACGTAGAACCGGGTGCCGTAGCTCGAATCATCCCCTTTCTTTGCGGGAATGTTTTTCACTACATTCCCCTGTCTGAACTCTTCGGGAGATCCGAAGTCCAGTTTGCCAAAGCATAACGATATGAGGTCGCCGTTTTCCTCTGTCCACCATTCCGTCTCAAAGGTCTCGGCAATCGTATTGAGGATGTCCCAGCACTTATCGCCATTGAACGATACAAGCTTCGTAGCTTTAGGATTGTCAACGGTGATTGTGCCTACCTGCCAGTTTTCGCCTCCGAGCTGCTTGTTCATGTTGGCGACGATCAACGCCGCGAAGGATTCGAGGTCTGTGGTGTTGTGAAATACGGCTTCGGGATTGTCCCCACCCAGCCAGAAGCACACGAAACGCTTCATGTGGTTTTGCTGAGCCTCGAATTTGAGCGTATATTTATAGCCGCCGGTCTTATTGTCGAACTCCGGGCGCACCGTGGACATAATCTCGAACTTGCGGCCTTTATATGTGATGTAGGAACCACGAGCAAATGTCGTTGGTTCAAGGAGATTAAAGGGCAGCTCGATATAGTAGTCTCCCATGAGGACATATTTGATGATAGCCTCTTTGGTGACTGGCGCGTCCAATATTTCTGTTCCTGTCGGAGAGTAAATAATCATTTGCATCAAGGGCTCGGCGATTCCTCAAGCCTCTGTGCAAATGTGTGACTGTGCATTTTAATAACAATGGGGAGCTGTAAAAATATCAATAAAAAAGCAGGGATTTCTCCCTACTTTAGTCATAATACAATGGCAGTATTAAATTACGTATGATTTTACGGTTTTAACCATGTGCTCTGAGGCTTAACAATTAATCGGGCATTATTATAAGCCATTTTAAGCGTCAGACATGTGCGTGCGGTATATGTGTTATTTTCAATTTTATGTACAACCAATGCTAAATCAGGATTGGGGGAGTTGGGTGTTAAACATAGTGGCAACAATAGTTGAATCCTATTGCCATAGAATTGGGGCACCGCAGTTTTATAGTTCGTTCTCACTTTTTTACGAGCTTCATCAATAGCCCCTTCCAACCGGCGACGAATTTCAGCATCACCACTCCCTTGCATAGCAGCTGGGAAACGACTTAGGTTATCTTGGATGATATGATCTATATCGGGAATAAGTTCGCAGTTGGGATTAAAAAGTAAGTCTTCGGGTTTTTGAAAAAAATCTGCTATCTTGGGCAAAGATGATTTAAATGTTCGCAATAATGCACCATCGCTTTTTTTGCAAAAACATTTAAAAACATAGGGCGGAACTCCTTCACCTTGATTTTTATTTTTGAAGAAGAAGGCAAATATTTCTTCCAGGTTTTTAGTGACAAGCCCAGTATTGAAGCAGCAATACTCGTTATTGGCTGTAAAGCAGATTTTGTTTTCTGCTCTCAATTTTCGGAAGATGTGTTCTAAATAATTTTTCAGTATAGAGTGACTTTTTCTCTTGTCATCTGAAAAGTCCCACTCCTCTGGGTCGGCAAGATTTGTAGCCAAATCATCAATGCAACTTTGATATTTTGGGAAAATGGAGAATTTAAAAAGCTCTTGCTGGAAAAATTTATTTGCAGCCATAAATTTAGTGTAGTTAGTAGCTAAAAAAATTGAGCCCTAAAATAACTATTTAGGGCTCTATACAGTTGTTTTCATTTACACATTATACGGATAGACCCGTACGTCTATATCTTATTCGTGCTGCAAATATAATGCACGTATTAGCAAAATGCAAATTTTTCTCTGACTTTTTTACCCTCCTACACTACACCGTTAGGATGTAGTTAACTACACTTTGTAGTGAGGTTGGAAGGAAGGGAATAAAAACGCCCCGCATTTCTGCGAGGCGCCCCCAACGTGGTGTGGAAATAGTGGTATACGGGGGTTACTTTATCGGTGCCATCTTCTTTGGCGTTTGGACTACTTCGAATTGTCTTGCGAGGAAATCCAACCCTTTCTGCGTCACGAGGACTTTTATAACCGTGAACGATTCGTGGTTGTTGCGATCTATTAACTTCTCCTTTAACTCGAAATAACCACGGTTAATATACTCTTGCTTAGGCTCATTGCGATTGCAGAAGAATATGCCGCGTTCACGGAGCCGTTGAAAGAGCGTGTTGCGGCCGAAGGGAAGGTTCAAAATCTTTGCCGCCTGCCCGACGTCGATCTTCTGGTCTGTGTCCAGTACTTTATCCATTAGTTCGGCTTTCGGGGCGAGCGCTGCGACCTGCTTGTGTGCCTGCTCCAACTGTTGCTTCTGGCGGGCTATAGTGTCATTGGCTACCAGCACGGCACGTGCCATTATCATTTCGGGCGTATCCGTCTCTTTGGCTGACATATATCCGCCAGTCTTGCGGATCGCGGGGAGAACTTCATCGCATACCCAGTCCTGGAACTGTTCGGCCTGCGGGAGCTTCGACCGCATGACAAGACGGTAAACGTCGGATTCGGGGATGTATTTCACCCTTTGAATGCCGCCATCGGTAGGGGTGTCCATTTCGGACACCCCTTTGCAATGGGTGCGTATTGCCTTTTGATATTCTATATATCCTAATGATCTCGCTACATCATTCGCAAGAAACATAGGCTTATTTTCGTCGGACATAATAATACGTACGCGCCCGAACCTCTCGTTATTGAATATTTGCAGATTGTTCATGACTAACAGTATTTGGTTGTTGCCGATTGGAAATACTTGGACTTGTTTAAATAAGCATTCAGCGCATCCGTTTCAAGAGCGTGGATGTACTTTCGCAGTTGGAGCGTTTCACGCATGGAATCGTTAAGCCGCAACATAGCATGTGCATACAATGCTTTGTAGTCGGGTTCTGAATTCTTTTTCTTCATGGCTCGGCTATTTACATTGTGCGACATCAGAGTTGCCGCCCATTTTCATAAGGATGAAGGGGTCGACAGGGCGTTTGAGTGAGGTGGAAGTAAATGCTGCGATCTCACGGTCAGTTTCCGCGATGTGTTTGTCAACCATATCGCAGTAACGGTCGAGAAGGTCAAAATAAGCCTTCTTGTACTGCATGGCCTCGTTGTAGAGTTGTTGATAGTCGGGTGTCCCCGGAAGTGATGGTGTTTTCATAGGCATTGATATTTAAATTGTGATTATTTGTCCAGTATTGCCAATATGCGTTCTATACAAGCGTTTTGCTCTGCGAGTAAGGTTGCAAGACGATCCGCTGATTCAATTATGTCGTTCATGGTCGTATTTTATTTGAGTTAGTCGCCGTAGTACGTTCTGCTGTTTCCGTAGTAGTCCGCAGGAACTGCCAGTAGCTGCGGGCGGTATTCGGCGGCCTTCGGCTGCTCCATCGGTCGGTTCTCGACACGCCTTGTCATCATCGCCAACTTCTCGTTGCGCCAAGCCTTCTTGAGGCTGGCTGAGAACGACATAGACGGCTGCACCTTTTTCAGATACCAAGCATTGCGCATGATCTTCGTTTTGTTGTAGGTTGCTTTCATGATTTATTATAGTTATTGTTTTTTATTCTCAATGCAAACATAACAATAATTATAATATTTGCCAAATGTTTAAGTATGAAAATTACACTTATTATTATTTTTTATCTGGTTTATATAATTTTATGGCAAATTATTCTATCTTTGCAACTGGTGTGGAAATTAAACTTATTGTTTATGGCAAAATTTAGGATCAAAGAGATTTGCCGAGATAAAGGCATAACTCAAAAAGAATTAGCAGAAAAAATTGGAATAACGGCCGTTGGGCTTGCAAAGGCTATTGCAGGAAATACGACAATCGGTACGCTTGAAAAAGTTGCCGACGCTCTCGGGGTAGATGTTGTTGAACTATTTGCGGAGAAAGAAGACTTTGTTGCCTTCGTTCGCGATAAAGGCCAGATATATGTATTTAATACAATAAAGGCATTAAAAGAATTTACGGATACCGCGAATAAATGCGCTAATAGTATGCGACAAATTGGGGTAGCCGTCGAATGTATAAAAGAGGGAGAATAAAGGTACTACAAGCCTATAAACACAAAGGCGACGAGTGGTTTTTACCACTCCTCGCTTTTTTTGGATATTCCAATGTGAAATTGTAAATTTGGGTTACTAACCCAATAATATTTTTATTGATATGAAAAGAATACCTATTCTATTTGTATTTGTTGCTGCAATGTCGCTTTTTAGTTGCAGCAAAGGCGACGATTCTACCCCTAAATTAGAACTAAAAGAAACAAATTATAATCTAATTGTTAATGAAGAGGTGCAATTAGAATTGGTGAATACTGATATTGATATTTCGGATTGCGATATTAAATCCGAAGACGACTTCGTAGTACAAAGCTATGGACGCAGGGTATCTGCGCTTCATGTTGGAACGACTCAATTAACAATTAATTATAAGGGAGCATCCACATCTTGTACTGTAAATGTTGAGTCTGTAAATAATTATGTAATAGATCCGTATCTGAATTTTGAACAAGCTACAAATATAAATGATATTTCCAGCTATCACAAAGAAGAGCCAATTAGTATGGATACATCTAATATAGATAGCGATGTTTCATTAATTAAGTATCAACCAGGGAATGGGATTTATTATATTACCTACGCATACTCACGTACTCTAAAACGCATATTGGCGGTAACAGAAGAGATTGGTACTTATACGAATAAAATGATAGAAATAAACAGTTCATTAATGGACCGATGCAAACTTTTAAGTACGGGTGGGGATATCTGGTATGTTCGACCAAACAAATATTATGTCCGAGTTACTCAAGGAAGAACTTCGTATTTAATTAAGTATGCAGCCAGTCAAAGTGATGTAGAAAAGAGTTGGTAAAATATTTAAGGGGATGCTTGCAATATTGTTAGCAACCCCTTAAATTTTACAATACAACGACAGTTCCATCCTTATTTACCGAATACTCCCCGCTGATATTTACGATATTCAGCACGGCATAGTCTTTTGCATTGATCTGGGCTCGTGCGCCGTGCATCAATATGATTGTATGTGTGAATTTAGCCCCGGAAGCCTCGATAGTGGCCTTCGTATCACCGACCAGGCATACATATTCTTTGCCCTTTAGCGTGATGTCGCCAGCGTCGACATATACTTCCAATCCTTGAAGATTGCTTCGGTTTTCCCTGAACACTTCGACTGCGGGGAAGTTGTGATCCTGGCAGAACTCGATCCCTTGTGGGGTAAACATCAGTTTGATTAGCTTGGGGAAGTCTTGGACGCGGTTTATCTTTTTACAAGCGCCCGTTTGTAGTGCCATCGCCCGTATGGCATCTACACTCTTATTGTGTTGGGTTGTCATATATTTTCTGTTTTTGCGACCCTGTTTGCTGGGTTGGGTTCATTGAATTTTACTGTCAGTTGTGAGGTGGTAAGGTCTGCGGACATCATGTAGCTGCCGGAATTACCTATGTAAGTCAAGTGGTAAATATCCGCAGATATTAAAGGTACGCTGATGTCCATTTTGCCTCTTTTTAGTAGTTCTATAAAACTGTTGTAGTTCAACGTGTGCTCTGTGAGCGTATCGCCGAAGATCACGAATGTCAGCGTCAGATCGCGGGCGGCAACTTTCGGTTCTTCGGGGTAAATTACCTGCTTGCCGTCCTTTTTTGGGTCGTCATTCTCTACAAAATCTTTGAGGCTTGCCGGTGCTCTTAGACTTGCAATGAAACCCGATCCCATTGCGATACCCATTGCATAGGCATCGTAGCCGTTTATGAGTAAATCCCTTTTCATTCTCTTCCGTTTAATGCTTTGACTAAATAAGATTGTGCGGTGTCCAGGACATCGTAGCCTTTTGAGCTGACGAAAGAAGCGTAAAACATGCCATCGGCAAATACAATGCTGGTTCCCGACTTGTTGACTTCATCGAGCCACTTTTTGATCGCCTCAGCAGCTTCATCACCGTAATTCATTCCGCTTATGTACCGCCGCTTCTCCTTGCCGTCGTAGGTTACAACATATCCGAGGGAACTGCGAAGATTCCATGTATGGTTCCGATAATTGGCTTCGACCTGTTGGAGTTTTACGGCCTCTCGCGCCTTCTCATCCATGAAATCCACGACCTCACCTTGAATGCCGTCGATGAACTTGCTTAGGTCTGATATGTCTTTTTCAATCTTCATGGTTACAATTCACTCGTGTTACGTTTAATCGCCGCAATATCTTCTTGGATGCCTTGTAAGGCAACTCTCATGGCTGCTGTATTGCCGTTTATTTCCACAATTTCCATGTAGGTCATCACAGCATATCGGAGCAGCTCATTATTTACCTGTACGCTTGCGTACATGGCTGTTTCAATATTGGCCATAGATGTCAAAAGACCAATTATTGATTGCGTCTGCGCCATTACATAGCCGCGGATGTCGGTTATTTTGCCTTGAATGTCGGTGAAACGACCGTTTAATTCATCACCCGTATCTTGCGACATTGTTTGAAAGCCTCTTTCCGTGGCTTCCTGACGAGCTGCGCCAGCATTCCCAAGTAATTCTTTTGTTTCAGCGGGAAGGCTGTCCCAAATAGCTTGAAATTCCTCTCCAACTTTGTTGAGATCGTCGGCAAAGTTTCCCATGGAATCAATCACACCGTCAATCCCGACAAAAACTCCATCCTTGAACCATTTGGATTTATACTGGTCAAAAATATCTCCGATACGTTCTTCAACAAATTTGCTGACTAACATTTGTTTCATGATGTCAGCAACAATTTCGTCTACCTTTTCACCCCAGGCCTTAGCGGCGTCCTCACCTTCTAAAAACGCTTCTATGAAGGCATCGCCAAGTTCTTTTGCAATATCTTCTGCCGTGCCGCCGATAATAGTTTCTACAACCTCATTTATTACTTCAGCAGCTTCTTCTCCAAGTTCTTGAATTTGACGTTCCCATTCTTTTATCTTTGATTTGTCCGTTTTTTTCTTGCCTTTCTCTGCATTAATCTGCTTTTGAAGCAACAACTGCTGTTCTGCAAGATTGTTAAGTTTATCTCGGGTATTACTAAACTTATTTTCCCCCAGAAGATTGCTGTCTGTATATTTAAGGTTTGAATAGGCATCTGCTATACTTTTGATTGCCTTTTCTTCTATTTTAGCCGCGTTGATTCGCTTAACGATGGCTTCCCCGAAGGGGCTTAGTTTTCCGTATGCGCTCAATATCGCTTTCGTCGCATCATTATAAGCGTCTTTTACCTTCTGAATAGCATTAAAAGAATTTTCTTGGAGCCGAATTGCATTGGCATTATCCAATTCCCATTGCAGTTGCTCAATTCTACCTTGCAGTCGGTCTATTTCCGCTTGTTTTTCATCATCATTATTAAATAGGCTGGCTATTTTAGTTGCTATTGTCAATACCGCTTGAATGATAGCAAGAATAACGGATGCTCGCTCAACAGCTTTGATCGCACTGGTGGCGGTTGTTGATGTCGTTGTAATAGCTGCCGCCGACGATTCAGTAAGAGTAACAATGCTGCTAATCATACTGGCTGCATTAGTTGCAATTTCGCCCGCCGCACTAATGACTTCGCCGGTAGTGCCCCCAACGGCATCACCAATACCCTCGAATCCATCTGCAATATCACCGAGTGTCCTCTCTAATCGCTGCCATTTCTTGATCGCATTATCTTTGGGGGCTAATTTTGTACTCGAAGCAGCTTTATCTACTGCATTAATTTTTGCTTGCGTCTGATTGATCTCACCGCGCAATTTCTGTCCTTGGGCACTATCTGATGAATCGAGGGCATTATATTCGGATTCCAGTGCTTGTAGCGATGCCTCCAGCTCTGCTTTCAGGGCGGATAATTCATCCATGGTCTTGCCTGTCAATTCTCGTACCCATTGCCCGGCTTGTACTTCAATTTCTGCTACTGCTGCATCTCGCTCGGCTTCAAGTGCCTTCCGCTCTCCAATGCTGCCAGCATTTTCGATCTTACGGTCGTAAATGTCTTTTGTAGCTTGTAGTTTTTCCCGGAAGGTTCCATACGCTTTCAAATACTCGTCCCAAGATTGTATATTCTTATTGATTGTAGATGCCAACCCTTCGGGGCTTATCGAAATAGAAGAAACGCTTGCCCGTTCTTCAGTACGCTGGGCATTATTGGCATCGTTCAAGGCTTTTATTTGGGCTTGCTGCCCCTTGGTCAATTCCCCACCTTGCAACTCCCTGATGCGCTCCTCTGCCTCCTGTATGGCACGGGCGCGTTTCTGGTAGTCAAGGTCTATTTGCGCGAGTTTCTTGGCCGTGCCCTCCTTCATAGAATCTACTTCGGCCTGCAATGCATCATCCCGGAGCTTTTGCAATTGCTTGGTGAGCTCCTTTAGATTGCGCTCTTGATCGGATGCGGCTTTTTTTGCTGCGTTTTCGGCCTCTTGGCGGGCTTTTTCCGCCTTTGCATTAAGTTCATCCGGCGTTAAGGCGGTGTACAGCTTTTCTGCTGCGGGGGACAATTTTTCGATGCCGGCATTTATCGCCGCAATAAATGCATCGACATCACCTTCATAATCTTCATTAATGCGCTTCCATATAGTATTCCCTTCCTCACCAAGCTTCGATAGTGCGCTAATAAATTCTTTCCGGAATTGGGTTATGTTTGTTTTAGCCTCTGCAAAAGTTTTAGCACCCCAAATAGCGCTTTGGCCACCCTGACCCAAATCCATGTATGTCTGTATTGCCTTATCATATTCTTTTCTGTACTCTTTCAGTGCATTAGAATAATTGGTATAGGCATTCCCTGTTTTTTTGATGCGTGCTATACTCTTTTTGTCCTCTGTAATAAGTTCTTGGGCAGCCTTCGCCTCTGCGACCTCGATAATTGCATCGCGCAGGTTTTCATAAGCACCGACAGCATTTCCGACCATAACCTGTTCCGCAGCCATATTGCCGAAGTAAGCGGGGTATATGTCTTGCAGTTTTTTGACCGCTTCGGCTCTTTCTTCATAGGGCCTGGAAAGGTCTGTCGCAGCCCTATACAGCAGGTTCAATTTGGTTAATTCGGATTGAGCCGACACCGAACCTTGAGCCATAGCGGAATTAAAGCGTTCGAGTGCAGCGGCAGAGGCGTCTATCGTCGTTTTACCTTTGAACAGCGACGCTACCCAGTTGGTTATCTCCTTGCCGTAAAGGGTAAGCACGGTTACGCCGGCCACAAGCAGGGTTTGCCAGGAGAAGATCGACGATGCAATCTGTTTCCATACGGGCGTGAAGGTTTGCCCGGCTTTCTTCAATTCATCAACCGATTTCTTCGCCCGTGCTATTTCATCGGCCAGCATCGGCAGGTTGTTGGATATGGCGGAAAAGAATATTTGCGGGCCATATGCCAGCGACGGCAACTCGCGGGCAACTTGCTGAATTTGGAATCCCAGCATATTGAATCCAGAGGCGTAATTGCCGACATTGCGAGTATGGACGCCCATTGACGCATCCAGTTCTTTAACTTTTGCGTCAAGGCCTTCTATATTTTTAAGTAGGTTTTGTCCCCAGTTGCTACCGCGTTCGCTTTCATTCAGAGAGCGGTAGATAGTCCGCATTCTGCCCAGAGCCTGCGACACCTCGTCAATAGACCCTCTGGCAACCTGCTCTAATTTGATTTGGTTGGCGAGTTCTTGTCTTGCGCGGGATAGGGCTTGCTTATACTCTTCAATCGAAACGGAGGCATTAAGACGGCTTGCTTTTTGGTCTTGAGTGAGTTTTATGCCGCTGCTTTCTGTTTTGTTAAGATCGATGATTTTTGATTTAAGCCGTTTTATCTGCGCTTCGTATTGGGATATTAATGCGACATTCTCCCGTTTTGAGGCATTGACTGCTCTAAGCTCTTCAATAAGTTCATGATATGCCGCAGTTTCGGCCTGGGTAGCCGCTGTTCCTGGCGTAGAGCTGCCGCCAGCAGTTCCAGTCGTGGCCGAGGCAGTAGCCTTGGACGCCGCATCCATTGCCTGCTGCTCCATCTGGGCGATCTTGCGCATTGTCTGCTCGACACGCGCCTCCATCTCGCCAATTTTACGGTTTATGACGTCGAATTCCTTTGTACTGTCCGGGATTTCGGCCAGTACCTGCCGCAACCGCTCAAGCATGGTAATAAAACTCTTGAGTTTATCGGTTTCCGCGTTTATTTTGAATGATAATGCGCTCATTGCTGCTCTTTATTGCCTCTTTTCTTATTGTTTCTTCTCCGGGCCATATCGGCGCCCGATCCCCGCACTATTTTTTCCTCGTCCCCTACGAGCGTGCGCACCTTGTCGGTCATCATGAGTAGCATGGTAGGGTAGTTTATGCCTTGGAAGGCTTCGTTGTAGGAGATGTTCAATTGATCCATCATCGTTGCAATAATGCCCGTTATCGTATTATTCCCGACGGTTTCAGACACTGTTTTCCGGCGTGTTTTGTCGATCTTCACCGAATCGAACAAGTCTTTGCCCGATACGATGTCGGCTATTTTCATGGTCGCGGCGGAAATCTCTTCACAGGTGGCATACCGCTTGGCGTACCACAGGAATAGTTTTTGGCACCATGAGCGCCGAAAAAGCAGCTTGGATATTGTTTCCATGGAATATTTTTGCCTTCCAGAGATTGAAACGTCTATTTTCCCTCCGGCGAATGCCCTTGCCAAATCCTTCACGAACGGTTGGTATACCCGGAATTTCAGCACCCCGAGCTTTACCGACGCATGATGCGTATTCAGCAATGACCTGGCGACAATATCCGCCGATTTACTCATGGTCTTTGGATATTGTTGCGGACAATCCCTCCATTACGGCTGCAACCGAGGCAATATCCTCAAGGGGTATCATCAGCAGTATTTTCTGATAACAGTCGAACAACTCGTTGAATGTGCCCCGCTTCATGAATCTGCGGCGTAAAAACCACACCCTGACACCCGCGAATATGTTGCGGCTGCCGACAACCGCCAAGGCTATACTATGCGCCATCGCCGATATACATGCCTTACTCTCGTCCGGATCTTTGTTGACATCCCGCGCCGTCATGATGCGCGTTGCCGTCATGGGGGACATCTTGTATACAGTGTATCCCTTCGATGCTATGCGGATACTGATAAACTCCAATTTCATAAGATTGATTTTAAGAAATAGGGGTGAGGGGCACACGCCTCCCACCCCTGGACTGCTGATGGCTTGGAGGTTTTTATTCGACGTCCACCTCCGAAGAATCGAACCAATATTCCGACGAGACCGCCGTGTTGTCTGGTTCCAGGGCAGCAGCTGCTACACCGATACCTACGGCTCCCTCATTATTGGTGTTACGGGCGATAACCGAGGCCTTCGGAAAGACGCAATACTGGTTGTCTTCCGTCAGGGCGATCATGCATTTTTCAATGCGCGTGACGCCTCGCGCACGTTTCCATGACGTCTCCGACCCCGTGCCGCCCATGAAAGCCGCCTTGGTTTCATAGTCGTATTGCCCGATGGTAAACGACATCTGAATGTTACCCATTTCGGTGTCTTGGCGATATACGCCATTGGTGAGTTGATTCCTGTACTCCGTCGTAGACGGCTCCTCCTCTTCGATGCTCCATGTGTCTTGGTGGATGTTCTCCACCTGTTTCGTGCTGACATCTTTAATGATGGTTGCCAGAAGGGTACCCGTAAGATCTCCTGTGACCTTCGCGGGGTCTGCATAATACAGCTTCTTGATTCCTACTGCTATTACTTTTGCCATTGTTTTAGTTGTTTTTAATGTTTAATACTCTGAATAGTACTCTGATGTAGATATAGTGGCATCCGAGGTTTACATCTTCTTCGCGGCCGATATTCTCATACCTGTACCTGTATGCGGATCCGTCGTAAGTACCGTATGTCCATTCTTTGAACCTCGCCTTGGCTGCCCGTTCGAGTTCGTCCAGCCGTTTTAGGTTCGCTTCTCCCTTGATGTCGGGGACGCACAGGTTTACAGCAACAAAGCAATTTTCCCAATACGTGTCCGACGTCTGCTCGGGTGGTGTGATGACGACGATACGCTCTCTATTGACTTTCCCCTCGGGGATAGCCCATGAAGTGTGCATGTCCTTTATCCCAACCCCCTTACACGCCGAGAACAGTATGTTGCGCGCGTCTCCCGTTGTAATCATATCCAAAGGTCTGAAGCGTTGAAATAGTTGTTTACCTTGGCTATTGCCACAGAGCCTTCGCCCCGTACTGTGCCGGTCGCCTTGTCAATGCATTTCACGTAACCTCCTTTGGGTACTCCTCTCCCTTCGTAGACGATGTGGTATTTCGATTGGCGCACCTCCCCGTTCTCTGATACAAGGCGGACGGTTGTGTCGTCGTCGCAACGACAATCACCTATTTCCTGCCATGCATCATTTTCGGACATAGCTATCGGACGTCCCAGTTCGTCGTATTGTTTGGGAGGATCGATCCTCAAATAGAGTATGTGGGGCGCGAAATACATATTACCACAAGTTCGAAGCATCCTTTATCGAGGACAGGCCAATAGAGCTGCTCAATTCTTCGCCGGGCGTGATGCCATATTGCCGAAGCATCAGTTGTGCCCGTTGCTTCATGGCGCTTTCAGACCAGGACACCGAATGCCCGTTTTCGCTTACCGACAGAGGGTGCATTATCAGGCTGTCGATGAATTCGGATACGCGCTTGGCGATTAGTTGTTGCTGATGGTCGCTACCCGCCAGGGAGTTGGGATCGTAACCCCATTCCCTGGCGAAGCGGCGAACGCCATAGTCGGAGATGGTTCCGACCATGCTGAACTCCTGATGTATGCATTCTGCGACCGTCATGCACTTCTACGATTCTACACTCAGCGAGTAAATACCGTTGATCTCGGTAATGACGGGCAGCGAAATAGATTGTGCTTTCGTAAACTCCACGCCGTTCGAGTTGTCCGTCTCGCCTTTGCCCCACTGCGAGATGCGGATGCGTCCGTAGTTGGAGTAGGCAACTCCCGGCTCGGGGCGAAGTTCGTTATCCGCGTAAGCGTTTTTGATGACGCCGAGACGACCCTCCGGCACGAATACGAGGCTCTTGTCATTCCACGGTTTGTATTCGCGGATCTTGCCATTGTCCTGAATGCGCGTCATCCGTCGGATCACCTCGAATACGGGCAACCCGTTCGATCGCATAAACTCGTTTAGGTTGGCCAGCAGAAGTGGCGACGATGATTTGTCCGTGCCGAAAATAACCTGCTTCATCTTCTTGCTGCGCAGGATGTACGAAAGCCGCTTTTGATCCAGAAGGATGCGGTCGAAGGTCACCTTCTCCTGAGCTGCATCGACAACGCCTTGGATATCCTCGAATACATCGACCGTGTCGATGTTGCCCTCCGTCCACTGTGTATCTGCTGTGGCGATGTTTTCTTGCGGCATGCCATAGTCGATATTGCCTCGCACACCTCCTTCGGGGTTGTTTTCCTGAGTGAATGAAAATACCCCTTTGTTCGAGAGGGCACCCAGGAAGATGATGTCTATTTTGGCCTGTACGGATTCCACGACCCGTTCAACGCCGCCCCACATGAGGTTTACGAGCTGCTGTTTCTTTGCCTGATCTGAGATCATGCGTGAATCCAGCAGCTGAAGTACCTTCCGATAGTCTTCAATGGGCATCGGTAGGGTCATTTGGTGAATGAGGACTTTCTTGGCTATTGTAGCCAGGCCTTCAGTTCCCATAATGGGTTCCTTGCCTTTCGAATCCAAGGTGGCGGCAGCTACGCTCAGATTATACGATCCGATGATCTCTTCGAAATTGAACCCTACCGTGGGAGTATCCCACTCCAAAAAACGCTCGTAGACATTTTGGTCGAACAAGCGCTTGCGCAGTTCAGATGCTGCGTCGATGCGAGCTTGCACCTGCTTGGTCAGCTCGCTGAAAATAGAAGAATAATATACTTCGCTCATTGTTTACCTGTCTTTTACTGTCTGATGTACTTGATTTCAGGGTTGTTTTTCATACTGTAGCCTTGCAGCCAAGTCTCGGGGACGGGGTATGCTACATCCTTGAGGATTCGCGCCCCATAAGCTGCCGAGACAGTCGGAAATCCATTGGCCTTGGTGTATTCCTTTGTCGTTTCGATGACGGCGTCCGGAATTTCATCCCCTCCGAGCAGATCAGCGCCTGCTACTGCTTCTGTCATTGCTGCGCTTAATGTGATTTCGTCGTATGATTCGTTGGCGGTGCTAATGCTCTTGATGGTGCCGGAGGAAGCGCCTACTTTGACGGCATCGTTGATCTGGAACATAGAGCCCTTGATGACACGCGGTTTGGTTGTGGTACCGCCCTCTACGATTCGTGCCGATTTGCAGATGGTGCACTCCATGTTCTCGAAATCGAGTTTGATAGGCGTTCCCTCTTTGAGTATCGTGCCTTCCGGATAGGTGCCCTTCACGGCGAAATCACCTGGCAGCACTTCGCGCTCTCCGCGCCAGAATACCGGGAACCCGCCCTTAACTTGTGTCTTTTCGAATTTAATAGCCATGTTTGTTATTGTTTTTATTTTGCATCCGGCAGATTTTCAGCCCACATTTTGGCCTCTTCTTTGCTTTGAGCCTCAGATGTGGAGAGGGGGAATGCCGTTTCCTGCCCCTCAAGCCCTGCGGCAACGAATCGCGTTTGTATAGCCGCGAACTTTTCTTTGATCTTCGTTTCGTCCGGCTTTTCCTCGTTCATCGCAGAAGCGAGCGCGAGGATGTCGTCTAACGCTGATTCATTGACGTTTGCCGCTTTGGCTGCTGAGCGAAGAAGTGTGTCCCGTTCGGCCTTTACACGCGCTGCTTCCAAGGCATCGTACTTTGCTTTTACAGCATTTTCACGCTCTTCCTGCTGGCGTTTGTAGACTTTGAACCATTCGGGCTCTTCGCTACTGGGAGGAGTATTCGCCTGCCGCTCCCCTGTGGCAGGTTGCTCGATAGGCTTCCCGTCTTTGAGGTTATGCCGCTTCTCGTAGTTCTTGACTGCGGTCTGCTGCGCATCCCCTGCACGGTAGTCGCCGTAGCTGGTTAACACGTCCTGAAAGCCAATCCCCTCTGCTATGGTAGGTAATTGTGCTTCGTCCGTTACATTCTCCGACTTTTTCGTTGCGATTCGGTCGAGGATCGCATTGTCCACCCCCGTAAATTTGGTTTGGAGCAGTGCTAAAAGTTTTTCTTTCATATTATTTTAATTAATCTCTGTTGCAAAGATTTCGACGGGCATTTTAATAACAATGGGCAGGATGGAAATTTATACTTTTTTTTGTACGGTAATTCAAAGCCTCTTTTATGCATTCAGATATCCAGCCGACCAAATAACAGAATGGCTCTTGGTTACTGCAATCAATGCGTCCACCGATATAATCGAATATCTCCATAGCCGCATGTGTAGATTCGTGGCAAACGTACTGGATATTTTGAGCGTTCGCCTTTGTGGCGAACCTGATAAGAACTCCACCCCTTTTATTTGTGATGTCGTATGTACTCTGCGTATCCGCCGCAGATGTGTCGTCCATATCTGTTATATTTTCAAACCTATCGCTTATTGCAGATGCGCTTTTTTCACCTATTACCACCCAAATTAACCGAGGATAAATTTGCGGATCAAATTGATGTATAATAGCCGTCATTGTTCTAAAAGTTTTATTCCGTCGGGGTATTGATACTTGAATTCTCGTCTTTTTTGGTCGAAAGGTTTGTTTTTGCATCCTCGTAGATGCTTGTGGCAGAGGCTTCTTTCATTTGCCTAATTCTTTCGATTTCCTCTTGGTAATTATCTGCAACACCCATTAATTTTACAGATTCCTCAAGTGAAAGCACTCCATCTGCATAGGCTTTCCCTATGGATTGCCACCTTGCAGTAATGTCTTCGTTGAAGGGCTCCGAAAATTCATGCTCGATCTTGAGGGTGGCGAGTTTGTCTCTCATATGGATATGAGTTACATTCATCATAATCGCCAAGATTAGGTTCTTTTCCCGGTCGACGAGTTCGTCGTATATCTCTTTTCGATTATCACGCTTGATATATCCGAGAACCATTGCGCGCTTAATGGCTTCACCGGACAAAGTCCCCAATCCGACCATTTTTTCTGGGGTGAACTCCGGAGTGAAAGTATCGAAAAGTATAGATTCTTTTAAATCCGACTTTTCCTGCTGCCTCGTTTCAGACGACATAGGTGGATTAAGGTATTCAAACCGATCATCTTTGCTTGACAACTTAATCCCTTTCCCTGGAGAATCAACTGTGGGAAGATTTTTGATAACCGCTGCGGTGGCAATGTACATTGGATCCGCAAAGTAATTGTTGGTGTCTGCGGTTTTTGAGTCAATACTTTCTTCCCGATCAATTCGGGGCTGCAATCCATCCCATGCCGTATTTTGCTTGTAATAAATGATGTTAATTTTACCAGTCGGATTAAGCACTGGGGTCACATCCCAACCTATTTTGGCTTTTCTTCCCCGGAATATAAAAGTGGGTGTGTGAATGTCGAAATGCTCTACTGTTCCGGCGCCCTCCTTCAAATAATACCCACACCCGAATGCCAACATATTACCATATTGGTCGAACATGGGGCGCAAGGTATATCCGTTAGACTTCGACAGCACAACTATTTTCACCCAAGGAAGCCCCGTTGCCTCGTCCCTGTAAATGTGATACAGCTTTGCACTTTGGGTTTCTGCTCCGGCCAGCCGTTTAGCCTGTCGCATCTTACTGTCGAATCGTATTTCTCGAAGGAATTGTTTGTAAGCCGAAAATGCATCGGCATCACCGGATTCGTCGGATACCTTCCATTTTATCGGATTTCCAAGCAGGAAGAACAATTCTACCTCATTTATATAACGCTGTCGAGTGCGGGGCAATTTCTCCGTGCGGTAATCTTCCTGTCCCTTTCTCGTTTTATTTCGACGCTTCATTATGGCGTGAAGTTTCGGATTGTACTCGTATATTGCCTGCATTGCTTCCGCGTCATGGTCTTCCATCAAAGACATCGCCTGACTGATGTCTTTTGCCTTGATAAGCTCCATTAAATCCCGCTCAACACCTAATGCATTGAGCGTTTTATTTTGGAAAAATGTAAAAAGGCGATCTAAAAAGTTCATTGTTTACCAAATATTAATATCACTTAAATCATCGTCTTGTATCGGTGTGCTGCGCTTTTCAAAGCATCCGGTCAGCGCATCGGGGGCATCGTCATGCGCATTGCCCCCTTCCTTCATATATCCCATAATGGCCTGATAGAATTCCGGCCATCTCTTATCCCAATTTGTCGGGAAAAATGTCATGTTGTTGACGTCTGCTGACTTGGTAAATATGCGTACCTGCTTATTATCGGTCTGGGAAAAGCAACTAACCGTTGTGTGGGTAATGTTCATCTGGCGAAGGATGCGTTCTACATTGCGCGCAAAGCCCCGCCCTCCGTTATTGCTTTCAATATTAGCCCATTCCGTCCTGTTCCTTGCAAGCATTTCGGCCGTCTTGGGTTCGGTATACTCCATGGGCTTTTTTGTGTAGAGCACATCGGTCACATAATTTCCCTCGGGTAATTCGTCGTAACATATCGAACATAGATAGTCGCTTCCCGTATCTGCTGTATCGGTGTAATTCTTATGCGTGCAATCTTTGGAGTAGGGGATAACGTCGTATGTTCGGAATTCACGATACATTAATCCCTCAAGAGGCTTGGGATTCTGCATGTACTGGGTCTCAAATATGAAGGGATCCGCTTCTTGGTATCGCTTTAATTTATCAAGCGCGAATCGATCCTCCCAAAGTGCACGTTCGGTAGGTAGCCCTGCATCTAAGATTGCGGGGAATTTGACAACATCCCATTCTCCACCTTCCTCTATCGTGCCTTCAAGCTGCAATAAGTATCCGCAAAAATCATCTGGAGCGAGCCTTTGAGCTGTTACAATGACCGGGGTACGAACGTCATTAAGACGGTTCTTGAATGTAGAAGTCCACAGTTCGCCAATACGCTCTTTGGTAGTACTGGAGTAGCTATCCTGAGCCTTCATCGGGTCGTCAATACTCATTGCACCGCTGAATTCTTGTGCTCCCAGTTTACCGCATCCAAACCCTGTTATTTGACCCATAAAGGGAGCCGCATACATTACACCCCCGCTTGAGGTGGATATACTTCCTTTGGCATTGTTGGACAGTTCGACATTTGGGAAGAATGCGCGGTAATTGGGATCCTCCATGATCCTCCGTATGTTCGTAACATTCCGGGTAGTGAGTTGATCGCTACTCGAAAGATGCATGAACTCGGAACGCGGATTGATGGCAAATCCTATCGCAGAGAAAGACACGACGGCTAACTCTGTTTTAGAATGTCGCGGAGGAATGTTAAACATGAGCCTATTAGTCGGGTGTTCTCCACGGAGTACTTGGTCGAGTTTATGGCATATTATTCGATGATGGGGCGCAATCCGAAAAGGTTGTTTGTTCACAGCCTCGAACATTACAGCCGTAAATGCCAAACACCCTTCCTTCAACAAGAAGTTACCTACACTGGAATAATCAGTCATCGCTCCTGCTCATTTGTATTAATTGAAAGAAACGATCTGTATTGAATGTCGGCTGCGGAAGGTCATTACCTTTAGTGTCAGTGTTGGCAGTTTTCTCCGGGGCATTGTATCCGAGCATGCGGTTGATGGTTTCTATCGCCTTGCTTTTGTCCATCAATTCCACGACGGGGCTACCTGAACGGTCAATCTTTATGGACTGGATTAAACGCCGTTTTTCAGGCGGAAGAGATTTTAGGTCTTGGAAAGAAATTGAGGGAACCTGCCGTACGCCATATTCGGTTTTCATATCAACCATGTCGGCATCGACAAAGTCGAGTACGTCGGCATTAATGATGGATACATTAAGCCGGATTAGCTCCTCTTTGGTGATAAGTTCTTTTTCGGCTAATTGGGCTTGAAGTTGTTTTACCCTCCCCGTAACCTCCCCGTTTTGAAGTAGCTCGCTCGATCTTTTCCATACCGTTTCATCGCTCATTTTCGAACACTCATACGCAAAGCGATACGCCTCGGATGCGTTGCCGCACTCGAGGTACTTGTTGCAGAACTTCTCCTGCTTTATCGTCAGCTTCCCTTCTGCCATGAAAAACAATCTCTCAGGGCAAAGGTGGGAGCAGGCATTTTAATAACAAGAGGTAGATTGAAGAAAATGCAAAAAAAATGGATTGTCCCCAAAAAAAAGAACAATCCACTGTTTCGACAGATTTAGATACTTAGGTTAATCTTAAATATTGTTTAATAACAAAATTTTCATCTATAGGATATTGACGATTATATTGCCCTCGTAAATGAATTGTACCATTCAAAGCCTCATTTTGTATCGAATCATATTTTTCACTATCGACAACGGTACATAGTTTTTCAATTTTAGTAGGTTTGTCTTTTGCCAAATATTCTACAAGATTAATAGGGAAAAGCGGTATTAAAAAGTGTTCGTTGGGGCATAAATGTATATTGCCGCTTACGTCACTACTACGAAGGTTTGACTGTATATCTTGATAATTCGAAAATAAATCATCGAAATCGGAACTTATCCTCCACTGTATACTGTATGCAGTTCGCAGTCCGGCATTGATTATCTTTATCGAATAAAGGTTTTCATGGCAAAAAATGCTGTAAACCAATCGAGGCCTTTCATCGTATTCGCGTCTTTTATCTTCTTTACGCCACCGTTTTCCATTGTAATATATAGTAACAAATGTAGCTATTGCCATTAATGCTGTGGCTATGGCACTTATTGCTGTCCATATATTACTAACATAATTATCCATAAATGACTATGTTATCCTATTTTATTCGACTTTTCAACATTGCATTTTTGGCAAAGCAACTGCATGTTCTCTAATGTGGTCGCCCCGCCTTTTGAAAAAGGTATGATGTGATCGAGTTGTAAGTTTTGTGTGGATCCGCAGTATACGCATCGGCCACCATCACGCTTATATACTGCATCTACTATTTCCCTGGGAATTGGCGGCCGCTTTGGCTCATCACCGAATAGTTCTCCGCTGTCGATCAATTCTTGCCGTACGATTTTTTCAAGTTGACGTATGCGATATTTTTCTTTAATACGCGCGGCGATCTCGGCTTTTTCACGCTCTTCTTGTTCTTGTTGAAACAATATCCTCTGTCGTTCCTGCTCTTCTGCAGACAGGGAAGCTCGATGATAATCACCTGCCGCAAGGTATTTTTCTAACGATGTAATATTATCAAAATATACTTTTCGAGGATTGATACCCTGTTGTTGACCAACGATGCCAGCACTCTCTAATTGCATCATAATGCGCCCAGCCCGATTAAATCCAACTTCAAATTTTCGCTGAATTTCTGTTGTGGATATGCCTCCATTATTGACTGCATATCTTGCTACTTCCTCGAATAGCAAATCATATTTTATGGGAGCTGGTTCTTCGAAGTAGTAATCCATCATGTATAAAATTTGTTTGTGCTATTGAAATAATCCGAAGTTTTTATGTTTTGGTCTGCGGGCGCCCCGGTCATTTTTAAAGGAGACCGTAATCTCCTTTAAATGTGTAGCTCGATTATATGGAGCTTATTTTGGGTGGTTCTATTTTATCATATTGCTTCCGCTCTAATGAAGATGGCATAAGGCTAATTAGAATACCGCTATGCCTCTTTTTTTTGGGCGACATCGCCCTTGCTTTTCGCTCTCTCTTCTCGGTACAGGTCAATTAAAGCCCCGTTTTGCCGAATCAACTCCTCGTTTTGGCGGAGTAGTGAATCTAAGAATCTCTCCATAGTTTTTGGGTTATTTAGTTCAGCTTTCGTTGGCGTGACGTCTTCGCCTCCTTGGCTGACAGGTTGGTCTTCTATGTTGGATATGCCAAAATATTGGAGTATATATCTGGCATTTGCTCTACTCGGCTTGCCTTCTCCTTTCTTCCATTTGCCGATAATTGTTTGTGACAATCCAGTCGCTTTGGCGATTTTATACGGAGTGTCTTGTGTGCTTCGTAGTAATTCTACGGCCTTATCTATCAGTTTATCAGCCATGAAGGGTTTGTGCTTATGATATTCTGTAAATATATAATATTATTTGATTGAAAAATACTCTATTATTTTAGTAAATACTCAAATAGTTTAGTATATTTGCAATGTGAAACCCACAAAGCTGATACAAATATACGATTTAAGATGAAAAACGCAAGCGTGGGGACTGAATATTTGACGATTGTACCTTTTTGAAGGTAATAAAAACGGACAACGCGATGAAAGCAACTTACAACAAATCGAAGATCATGAAGAACGCCTGGTACCTTAAAAAGGTACAGCCGGGCAAGAGTTTGGGGGATTGCCTGCGCAAGGCTTGGCGCAACGAGAAGTTGGCGATGATGACCGCGAAGATCGAGAACCGCCCGACGGAGCAGCCGAAGGCCACGGAGTACCGCCCCGAACTGCTGAAAGTGCCGACAGGTTTCTATGGTGTCCGAGGAATGTACTATGGTGACTAAAGCACGATGCAATATGAACGAAGTAATTCAATCGACTGACCGCTTGACGGCACTACTCGAGGAGCAGGCCGCCTGCATTGAGCGGATCATGGCAATACTGGACAAATAATATGAATATGAATACTGCAAATCAGCGCGCTGTAAAGTTGCCGTTCCAAGAATATGTTTCTACACTTGGGAAGACTCGCAAAAGTAAGTTGTGGGCAGAAATTCGTCTTGTGACAGGAAAGGACAGGACAACAATATGGCGATGGGCGCACGGACACACCCGTCCTGACAAGTCAGACAGGGATAACATAGCATTCTGTGTATATAAATTCTCTGAAAATAGGTTCCCCGGCGACGCATTATTCCCAGAAGATTATCCATACAAAGGTACCCATGCAAAGGTTAAATAACGTAGAGTTTTTTAACTCACCCGAAGGAGAGGTGCAGATTCGCGACGAAAAGGGTGTCCGCACATATATGGAAGAAGAAAAGGAGCTCACCGACGCATTATTCTCGGTAATTGAGATTGACTACCCGCAGGCATTCAAGGCGCTGTCGGAGATTTACAATAAGAGCAAGGTGAATGCCCCCTATTTCAAATACAGGTGCGCACACCGGTTTATCCGCTGCAACTTCGGGATGTACGACAAAGTGCCCGATGTGGACGAATTAGGCCGGTTCAACTTCGAGAATGTTGCTTGTCCGCTGGTGGGGGAGTGCAAATACTATAAAGTAATCTGTAACCCAGAGTTTAATACTAACCTGACAATGCGGGAGAAAGAGATTGTCCGCCTCTATAAAGAGGGGTATAAGACTGAAAAGATTGCCGAAATACTATCACTTTCCCAGTTGACGGTCGAAACACACAAACGAAACGCTATGCGTCGCACAGGGTCGACAACGCTTGCCGAACTCGTGATATGGGCTAACAACCACGGACTTTAAACACAAAATATAACCAACCATGAAAACAATTTATCTCTGGGTTTCAGGCAAAGGCTGGACACCCTTTCAGTACAATGAACTTTCTGAATTATCCTCCGAATTTGAGGCGCGCAATATCAAACTGGGCGACGGGTGCGAACTGGGCGACGGGTGCGAACTGGGCTACAGGTGCGAACTGGGCTACGGGTGCAAACTGGGCTACGGGTGCGAACTGGGCGACGGGTGCGAACTGGGCTACGGGTGCGAACTGGGCGAAGGGTGCAAACTGGGCTACGGGTGCAAACTGGGCGACGGGTGCAAACTGGGCTACGGGTGCAAACTGGGCTACGGGTGCAAACTGGGCTACGGGTGCAAACTGGGCGACGGGTGCGAACTGGGCGACGGGTGCAAACTGGGCGACAGGTGCGAACTGGGCTACGGGTGCAAACTGGGCGACGGGTGCGATGTTCCGAAATCGCTATTTATCAGCGCATCTCGTCATACAGTATCCTATTGGGGTGAGGATGTTATTCAAATAGGCTGCAAACGCTACACCATTTCCGAGTGGCAGAAGCATTTCCGAAAAATTGGCGAGGCCGAAGGCTATAGTCCCGAGCAGATGGAGGAATACAAAGGGTATATAGACCTGATCGCCACCATGCACAAGACGTGGAAGGTTGAGAAGGTAAAGGACAAATAACAGCACGAGGTGTGTAGCTCAAAGGTAGAGCGGTGCAGGGATGCGAAATAGAAGCACAGAGGTTGAAAGACCTTGCATTTCCGGGCGCAGGTTGCAGGTTCGAATCCTGCCGCACTTCCAAGATAGCCACCGCATAGGTGAGGGGTTTGATTGCTGGCACTAACCCCGCCGCAAGGCAAAAGCGATCCGTTAGGCCGATAATAGCGTCATCGGCGGGCCGTGGGCAAGGCTCAAAGTGATAGCCCCGCAAAAGCAAATAGCCGAATGCGCGAAAGACTGGCATAGGCTTCGAGCTGCGATGATATGAGCGGCGAGAACCACCGGGATAAATCAAGCATTATTATGCCTGGTGTGGCTTGACCGCCTATCCAGGCTCTATGGCAGGCCTTGCGCACCGTTCTTTCAGCAGTGGGTTATTTCATTTTAGGCGTGAGGTCTGCATCTTGCCCGCGTGCGCTTTTCGGTGGCGCAGTTTTGAAATGGAGTTTAAAGTTACAGTGCGCGCGGGCTTATTTGCAACACCTTAAAACAATTATACTATGGAGAAGAACACTTTGAGGAAGAGGAGATTTCTATGCTTCGACCTGACGCCCAGGTGGAAAATGTGGAAACGGATCGAAGACCTGGAGGTGCGGCTTGCTACATGCCTTTGCGAGCGCAATGAAGCGGATGGACGCCTTATCGAGCGGGAACATGAGGTATTGGCGCTCACTCAAGCACGTGATACCCTGTACAAGCGCATCGACGAACTGGAAGGCAGGCTCAGGAAATTCGACCGTACCCGTGGGAAAAGCGGCAAATACATCAAAGGCCATGAAACACGATCCTCAAAATAAAATTCTGGCCTATCTCAAGGCCGGCGGCAGGCTGACTGTTCGCAAGGCTGAGAGGCTGTACCACACAACGGAGCTGCGCCGGATCATCAGTCGGCTCCGGAAAATGGGATATTCCATTTGCTCGAACAAACAGAAGGCCGTTACGGAAGACGGGCGGCCGACACAGTTTAACGAGTACTATATGCCACAGGTCGCGGATTCCTGCCAATAATCCGCAAATCGCATTTTAAGTTTGGTATTTGCCATTGGCCAGTTGTGAAGCCCGCGGATGGTGTGCCGCCGAGATCGAAGCCCTGCGCGGTGGCGCGGGTGAGTGGAGATTCAGGCGGCTTTTATTGAGCTATGGTGTAATGGTTAACACACCGCCCTTTGGAGGCGGTACTCCCGGTTCGAATCCGGGTAGCTCAACGGGGTTCTAACCCTAATGTTGTGAGTTTGATCGGGCGCTTGGGCGTCTGTCACAACGGAAGCTGACAGAGGGTATATCCCTCGACAATCCGAGGCTGCGTGAAGGAAGTAGCAAGGCCGAGGCGGGCTAAGCCCACGAAACGGGAGATAAAGAACGCAAATCGGCGGCGCGAAGCACAGTAACGCCGCCACCGCGGGGGCAGTCAGAAGCCCCCGCTTCTTTTGGATACAATCAAACGACCATGAATAAATATCTTCAAGAGCTCAAAGACAAAGGACTGGTGCCTTTACGGCTCGACAACAACACGGTGCTTTGGGTTACACCCGACAAGGCCAATGAGAAGTACAAAACACGCTACCTCAAGAATGCCGAGAGGTCGCGGAGGATGGCATTGAATTTAGATTAGTTATGAATTACGGATTACCTTATAAGGGTTCTAAGAATAGTATTGCGAAATGGGTTATTTCGAATCTTCCCGCGTCGCATACGTTCGTGGATTTGTTCGCCGGAGGATGTGCGGTAACTCACGCTGCCATATTGTCTGGTAAATTCGGACGTTTCATTGCAAACGATATTACGGAATATCCCCAAGTCTTCCGTGATGCCATCGATGGGAAATACCGGAATGAATGTCGATGGATCAGTCGGGAGGATTTCCTCCGTCTCAAAGATGACGACCCCTACGTGCGTCTTTGCTGGAGCTTTGGGAACGATATGAAGACATATATGTATGCTCCGGAGGTTGAGCGGTTCAAAAAACACATGCACGCGATATTTTCCGCGGGAACGCCCACGAGCGCGCGGTTGGCATGGAAAGGATTTGTCCGGGAATTTGCAAAAGTCCGTGATAAAATAGGAGAGCTGACGCAAAAGGTGCTGAAGTTGTGCGCAGCGTGCGACGTGGCACCTCAATACAATGCGGACGGCACATTGAATACAAAGGCGATACATACAGATGTTTTTCGGGTTAAATCAGCGTATTTGCGAAAATATTTACAGAACGCCCTGAAATTATCCGGTCTTACGCAAAAAGATGTCGACCGACGCCTTGGGAATTATATGGGTAGGCATTATTTTAGCGAATCTCAATGGATGTTGCCATCCTCTGAACAATACGAGAAGTTGCAAGAAATTTTACCGGCGTTAACTATTCCGTGGGCGCCCTTAAACGAAAGTCTGCAAAGTCTGCAAAGTCTGGAAAGACTGGAAAGACTGCAAAGTCTGGAAAGTCTGCAAAGTCTGGAAAGACTGGAAAGACTGCAAAGTCTGGAAAGACTGGAAAGTCTGCAAAGTCTGGAAAGACTGAAACTGTCCCGAAAGGATTACAGCGATGTTGCTATACCGCCGGGCGCGACGGTATACTGCGACCCGCCGTATGCTAACACGTCGGGGTATATCGACGATTTCGACCATGAACGATTTTATAGATGGCTGCGCAGCATGGAATTCCCGGTGTTCGTTTCGGAATATTCCATGCCGGACGACTTTATATGCTTTGCGAGTATTGACAAAGCATGCACCTATTCATCATCAAAAACGATAAAACGCGTAGAAAAGATGTTCGTACACGAGCGGTGGGCGGATGCTGTGAGGCGTCCGGATGATAATGTTCAGGGGCGGCTGTTCTAATCCTCCCTGCGTCGCAATAGTATTACCGCCATAGTAGTATTGTCGGCTGGCGTCCTATCTACGAATAACCCCTAAAAGTAAGAAATTATGGATGACATTACCCGCGTCTGCCGCAAATGCGGGCAGGAAAAGCCGTTGGAAGAGTTTGTAAAAGATAAGACCCGCGAATTAGGTTATAGTTATACTTGCAAACATTGCAGACGAGAACACGCCTGTAAGTATCGTGCTGATAACCACGAAAAGGTACTGGAACGCACCCGCAAGTGGCGAGTTGATAATCCCGAAAAGGTGCGGGAGTATGACCGCAAGTATCGTGCTGATAACCACGAAAAAATATTGGAATATGGCCGTAAGCATTATGCTGAGAATTCCGAAAGGTACAATAAATATTCCCGCAAGTGGCAGGCCGCTAATCCCGAAAAGGTGCGGGAAACACGCCGATATCTGCGCGAGATATTGTCTGACGGTTATTTAAGGCGTCAACTAAAACAACGCAACCTCCCCGTAACCCCAGAAACAATCGACTACAAACGTATTCAACTAAAGTTATACCGAGAAATCAAAAAACAACAAAACGATGAAAGAGATTAAGAACATCCGGGAATTGACGGCCGATTTGGGCCGCGTGTATGCAGAGCTTCGGGCACGAGAGATCGAGATCAAAGAGGCATCGGAGATTGCTAACATTGCGGGTAAGATCATCAACGGCGCAAAGGCTGAAATGATGTACCGAATCGCCCGTAAGGAGACGCCGTCGATACCTTTTTTCGATGCCGATGGCAAATAATTTTGCAGATTCGAAATGATTTTCTACCTTTGCTGTCGCGAGATCGATACCTTTGGTATCAACAAAGAACATATCTAACGCTTTATAAAGCGTTGTCCCTTGTCCACTTTCGGTTATACCGAGGGTGTCGGTCTCGCAAACTTGACTGGGGCAACGCCTTTTTTATTGCCCTTTACATATTAATTTAAACTTTTAACTGACAATGCGAGACCAAGTTAAAAGTGGTACCCGGGTAAATAACACCCAGACCACACCGCGCGCAAAGAAAAGCCGCACCGCATTCTATCGTTGCCACCTCAAGGCAACACGACCGATGTTCTCTTCGGACAAAGTCGATTACACTGATGTTATCCGCGCTGCCTGCGAGGAACACGCCCTTGGCTGTTTCCTGGCTCGGTTCCGCATTATGTATCCGGCCTATACTGTCGTTGTCGGCACCATACTCGTAAGCCGGGTATTCCCCTCCAAGTCCAACCGTTAAAACAGGCCGCTATGGCACATCTTATCACCTTGTTGGCGTTCATCGCGCCGATTGCCGTAGTATTCGGCTGGGTGCTATCCAATCAGCACCGTACAAGTGAGATTGGAAAATTGCTAACCTCAATATTCGAAAGCCATGAATGAGTTTACGGAAATCACGGTTAAATGCGTGTGGACGACGATAAAGGGGCGCATTTGGCGAGCCCAATACCGCCTGCGGTCAAAGGCTGTCCGGATACAATCCAAGGCCATCTACCGGGCATTGAAGAACGAGAACAAGCCCCGTATTTACCGGGTTGAAATACGATAGCCCATGAACACGCAATATTACACGACAACCACGTCCCCGGTGCTGACGTTCGAAGAGTATCATGATATTCCGAGCGAACATATAACTGGCCAGCGGTCGACATTCTCCCAGAGGGCCAGAACGCTGATGGAGGTAGACCTAAAGTTGATTTATCGGGCTATCCGCGAAGCCATTCAGAAGGATATGCGCGGTGATGAAGACGGCCGGGTCTATTCGGTTGCATACAAAATCTATGACATTCAGGCGAGGCATCACTATATGCCTGTTTATGAACGCCGATACGATGTCTTCGCCGGATGTTTCGAGGAGGTGCAAACCGGGTGTGAAGACAGCATCGAGGTTATTAATGTCACCGATATTGACGGCCGGATATGGCCCGGGCATATGGCCCGGTTGAAAAATTACGCAAAACGAAACAATTTATAACAATGAGGACAATCATTGAAGTTGCCATTGGCAACATTACCATCTTTAGCGCGAAGTACTCACGACGTCTTGCGGATAAAGAAATCCATAAGGTTGTGCGTGAAGGGTGCATAGGCATCGACCGGAGCAAAGCCGTGATAACCATTAAATACGAGTAGGCTTATGAAAGAGTTAATCGCTATCCAGTCGGAATTGAAAGCTCCCAAGGGGCAGTATAACAGTTTCGGGAAATACAAGTATCGGAGCTGCGAGGATATTCTCGAAGCAGTCAAACCGCTGCTCAAAGCGCATGAATGCGCGTTGAACCTTTGCGATGACATTGTCAATGTCGGCGATCGCTACTACGTGAAAGCCACGGCGCGCATCACCAACGCCTCCGGAGAATCGGCGACGGCCACTGCTTTTGCCCGTGAAGATTTCGACAAGAAAGGGATGGATGGGGCACAAATCACCGGTACAGCGTCGAGCTACGCTCGCAAATATGCCCTTAACGGGTTGTTTTGCATCGACGATACAAAAGATGCAGACACGGACGAGCGGCGAACCGAGAATACCAACCGGGTAGCTGCGCAAAGTGCAAAAACTGTACAATCCACTGAGACCCCGGCCAACGCTCCGGCACCTGCCCGCAAACGAATTACTATGGAACACCTGGATGACCCTATCACCTGCGATCAGCTGCTGAAATGGATGTACGGGGTTCTCACGACTGACAACTATGCCGCAGATTTTGACGCAGGGGCACGCCTGCTGAAATACCGCGACGCCGATGCCGAAGTCGTGGATCGCTTCTCGGCGCTCTTCGAATCATATCGTCAGGCACGCAAAAATGCAAAGTGATATGGAAGCACAGGTAATGTTGCTGCGGGAATCGACGCCCGCCGCCGAGCTGGCCGCCCGGGCTATCTCCTCGGTTGTAAACGGGGAGGTAGACCCGATCACGGCTCACATCAATATCAGCCGTATGGAGGCCGCCATCAAGCTCTTCAAGGAGAACACCTACGTGCGCGACATCACGCTGCGGGAGCTTGCCAAATACGGCAAATCGCATCAGTTCGGAGACTGCCGACTGGAGGAGGCCGAATCGGGCGTCAAGTACGACTATTCGATGTGCGGCGACAGCCGGCTGAACGATATGTACAAGACGCTGGAAGCCCTCAAGGTCGACATCAAGGAGCGCGAGGAGATGCTGAAAAAACTACCGCGTACCGGAATGGCAGACCCTGATACGGGCGAGGTTCTTTTCCCTCCAGCCCGTAGTAGCAAAACGACCGTCAAAACCACTTTCAAAAAGCAATAAACAATGGCAGAACTGATTAACGTGTCGCTGTGTGTCAGCGACATTCCCAAGGACAAGATTTTTGTTGCCGAAAACGGCAAGAAGTACATCGGCATTTGCGTATCTGAGCTCCGCGAGGTTGACCAGTACGAGAATACGCACTGCGTGTTCATCCGGCAGTCGAAAGAGGAGCGCGAACGCAAGGACAAGCGGACGTATGTAGGCCGAGGTAAGGCTGTGGTGTTCCGTCCCTCGGAACCCACTCCCGACCAGGTTGCAGATTTGCCGGTCGCCGAAGATGTGGATGACCTGCCTTTCTGATGTAGCGCCGTATGGTTTACGATCTGAACACCGACATCGACCGGGAGCGCTTCAAACATCGGGTTGCCTCCTTAATTTCAAGGAGATGTATTGTTGAGCTGACGGATAAAAAACCAGTCAGGACGTCTTCTCAAAATAAATATCTTCATTGTATTCTTGGCGAATTCGCCATGCAAACCGGGAATCCGATAGGATATGTCAAACAGGAATATTTCAAACGGCTATGCAACCCGGAATTATTTGTGCGCGTCGAATACGACAAGCTGATGCACAAGGAGGTCGAAAGGCTCCGGTCAAGTCGTGACCTTGATACAGGAGAGATGACAACAGCAATAGATCGGTTCCGTAATTGGGCTTCAATGGAGGCGGGCATCAACTTACCAAGCCCCGAGGATAATGAATGGATCTCTTTCATCGAGCGGGAAATGCAACATCAAAAAGTGTGGCTGTAACACGGACATAGAATGAATTACTTAGACCTGATACGAAAATTTTGGCAACTTGATGCAACGTGGCAATTTGGCTGCTGTGAATCGAGGCTTTACTTCTACCTTGTAGAACAAGCGAATCGGTTAGGCTGGCCGGATAACTTCACGCATTCCGACGCACGGACGTCGATCAATGTAGGGGTGTCACCTAAGAGTTTGCGCGCAGCCAAAAATCGTCTTATGCAGGCTGGGTTGATCTCATTCTCCGGCGGCGGAAAAGGTCGTGCCGATAAATGCAAATACACTTTTAGGTGTTCAAATTTACCACCTATAGTCCCACCTAACGGGACACCTAAAGGTACACCTAACGGGACACCTAAAACAGACGATACTTCTTATATAGAAGATAAACTAAACCAAACATATAATACCCCCTATAATCCCCCTTTGCAGGGGGAAGAGGTTACGGGCATCCCCGAAGAGTTCGTAACTCTTTGGGATGGGTTTAAGGGAAAACGCAAGTCGCTTGCTGACGACTATAATGACTTTTGCAAAAAGACGGATGGTTTGACCATTGATTATGTTAAATTAGGATACCATGCCCAGCTTGCAAAAAACGTCTATTTCCAGACGTGGCTAAACGACTTTTTTCCGAAAAAATCCCGGTGCACGCTTGACACCTCGGCTGTCGAACCTACGTTCCAACCCATTGTGGCGGATTGGCTTGCCTACAAGTCTGAACGCGGACAGACCTATCGACAGCGGGGCTTCGAGAGCTTCTATGCGCGGCTTATGGAACTTTCCGGGGGCAATGCGGATACTGCCCGAGGGATTATCGAGCAGTCCAAGGCTAATAACTGGGCGGGGATATTCCCGCTGAAAACGACAAACGACTATGGCAGAAATGCAGACAATCGGGTCGCTCATGGCGACATTACCAGCGACGAGTTCATGCGCCGTTGCGAAGAGCGGGTCAGAGCGCGCCTTGCTCGCACAATGGCGCGGGAAATGGGGACGGACGGCGGCGGTGATGCTTAAGCGTTTTAACCCCGGCGTGCAGCGCTATTGCGCCGCGAATATCGACCGTTGCTTCACGGGGGATGCGCCGTCCCTGTGGCAGGTGCGGAAAGCCTACGGTGGGGATACGCTCGATTCGTGGCTGGATATTCAGCTTACCGATCTGGTGAACTTCTGCGGCGTGAAGGGCAAGGAGGAGTTTTCACGCATCACGGACGCGGTGGCGGCGGTCATAGCAGACAATTTCGGTTATCTGAAACTATCGGAGTTGATGCTCTTTTTCCAGCGTTTCAAGGCGGGGCATTACGGGCATTTCTACGGCACGGTAGACCCGCTTGTCATCACCGAGGCGTTGCAGGTGTTTCTCGAATATCGAGCCGACCGACTGGCACGCATCGAACGCGACCGCCACAAAACCGAGAAGCTAAAGAGGGAGGAGGAGCGCGCCGATCGGGAACGCCGGGGCGAGCTGCTGACCGCCGAGGAGTGGAAAGAGATAGGATGGCTTTTTAATCTATGAACGAACTATGACGTACATAGGCATTGATACGAGAGTACATACAGGCTTCGCGGTATGGCATTCGGACACAAAATACCTCGCGGAAGTGAGCACCATGACGATCACCCAGGCAATGGAGCGCGTGAAAATGATCTCCGACATTCGGGGCAAAGATAGTATTCGACTGTTCATCGAAGATGCTCGCCAACGCAAATGGTTTGGCAATACGGGACGAGAGCGCCTGAAGGGAGCCGGAAGCGTTTGTCGAGATGCATCAATTTGGGAAGGTTGGTGCAAGGAGCAAGGCTTGCAATATCGGATGATTGCTCCTAAGAATAATCGTACGAAACTATCCGCAGCACAATTCAAAGCTCTTACGAAGTGGCAGGGGAATACCTCGGAGCACTCAAGAGATGCCGCCATTTTAGTATTTGGCAGATAAGTTTTGCAGTCACGCCAGTCCCCTCAGTTAACCTTTAACGAATGATAAAATGAAAGTCATAGTAACCTTTTCGGGTGGGAAAGACAGCTGCATGAGTTATTACGGATTATGACTATGAAATTACGAGTATTCACAAGTTTTTCCGGCTATGACAGTCAGTTGATGGCTCTTCGGGACATCGGCGCGGACTACGAGTGCGTGGGCTGGTCGGAGATTGACAAATGGGCGATTAAGGCTCACGATGCAGTATTCCCGGAGCTGGCAGACCGAAATTACGGCGACATCACGAAAATCGATTGGAACGTCGTTTCGGACTTCGATCTGTTCACCTACTCGTTTCCGTGTACCGACATCAGCATCGCCGGAGAGCAGAAGGGTTTCGAAGAAGATTCGGGCACCCGTTCATCCCTGTTATGGGAATGCCGTCGGCCGATCGCGGCCAAGCATCCTAAATTCCTGCTGATGGAGAATGTGAAAGCCCTCATATCGGAGAAATACCGTCCGCTGTTTCTCAAATGGGAATCGTGGCTTCGCTCGCTCGGTTATGTCAATTATACGGAAATACTCAACGCCAAAGATTACGGCGTCCCGCAGAACCGGGAACGTGTGTTTATGCTCTCCATTCTTAACGGATGCTGGTATGAGTTTCCGCATCCGGTTCGGCTGGAAAAGCGGCTGGAAGACGTACTGGAGTTGGAGGTGGACAAGAAGTATTATTTGTACGAAAATGAGTTGAAAGTCATTAGAGAGGCATTAAAAAAATGGACGAATGTAAACGGCGACACGGATAAAGTGATTCAGATCGGTGCGACAAAGGAAACAGACTGGAACCGACAGCAATACCGGGTATACGATCCGACTGGCATCAGCCCAACGATAACGACGAAATCGGGTGGCGGGCTTGAACCGAAAATCCTGATGCGGGGACGCGGCTTCAACAAAGGCGGCGAAGCGGATCTTCCCGGAACGATTACAGGCAGCGCGTGGGAACAAAACAATCTGCTGGACTATGCCGACTGCATCCGCCGCCTTACGCCCCGCGAGTGTTTGCGGCTGATGGATGTTTCGGATAGCGACATTAACAAGATACAAGCTGCGGGAATCAGCGATACACAGCAGTACAAGTTGGCCGGAAACAGTATCGTAAAAGCTCCGATGATGGGGATATTTAAAAACATGTTGAGATACGGATTATGCGAATAAAAAACAATCAACTATGGAAAACCAAGTAACGAGCATCGAGCAGTCGAAGCGGCTGATCGAAGTGATTATCCCGCCTTATCCGGGCGCGTACTACTACACCTGCTTCGAGACCGAGGCGTACAACCATGAGGATGATCCGGACTACTTGAAGCGGCGCATACCGTTCTGGGGCTGGATTTCCTGCATCCCGAATCGAAAAGTTAAACACAAAAGATAACTAACCATGAAAACACTTTATCTCTGGGTTTCAGACAAAGGCTGGACACCCTTTCAGTACAATGAACTTTCTGAATTATCCTCCGAATTTGAGGCGCGCAATATCAAACTGGGCGACAGGTGCGAACTGGGCGACGGGTGCGAACTGGGCGACGGGTGCGAACTGGGCTACGGGTGCAAACTGGGCGACGGGTGCGAACTGGGCGACGGGTGCGAACTGGGCGACGGGTGCGAACTGGGCTACGG